TTTTTTAATGATACGGCGACCACCGAGATCTACACTCTTTCCCTACACGACGCTCTTCCGATCTCGAAGCCGTAGAAGATAGACTTACCAGACGTTTGTGAAGTCGATTCAATGATCAACCCCGCATACGGCAATGTGGTGCCGTCCGTGTAGGCACCCTTAACCTGCGTTTCTACCCGGCCGAGTAGCTTTTGCTTAACGGCAAAGTTAATTGCGTTAGCGTCAATTGCGACAGACGGTGCGGAAGGTGGGTTAGATACATCCACGATCGTATCGTTACCTGCGATACTAGTTAGCGTCCCGGATAAACCGGTGATGTTCGCCGTCTTAGTCCCTAAGTTCCCATTGCCTGGGTTGGTATCTACCACATAGACACCATCAGTGGACAAGCCCTTATCGGCGTCCTTAATTACCTGGCCGTCAGGACCGACAAGCCAGAAGTAAATACGCTTTAAACCAATGTTAGCCATTCTGCGTATCCTCGCTTTCTTGATAGTTAAATTTCAGTGTGTTTAAGATGTTCATTGTGTCGGGGGTGATTATGTGCCCGGCATCGGCGTAGCACCGATAACCGTGAGCGCGTAAAAAGGCTTTGACCGTTTTTTCGATCAAAGCCATATCCTCTTGGTAGTCTTTGGGGTAGTAAAACTGAATCTGGATCCGGCGATGCGTGCTGATCACATCGTTGTTGCCATAATCAGCGTCCCCGGCGGCTTTCTCCCCCACCACAATGATTAAGTTAGTGTCATCCACGTTGTCGTTATCAATCGAGTACGTACAGATGTTGCCCTCGGTTAATCCTGGGAGCTTGTCTAAGTTGTCGATCAATAGGTTAGTGACGATTATTGCTGGAGTCATTAGCCTTCACCTCCCGGTCGGAAGATGTTGCGGGCTTTATCAGCCATTGCCTTACCCATCAGTTCATCGTTTTCATCCCCTAACTTTGAGATGAAATCGTGCCATTCTTCCGGTTGGGCGTGAGACCACGGCCCACCATAGCGGTTTTTGACGTCCCAACCATCATTTAGTAACCGGGCGATGTAAGCCTTCTTTCCCTTGCGAGAAAAGCCAATCTCGTACGCCCCATTATTTTGAATCTCGTGGGTTAACGTATCCGCTAGATGCTGTTGACCATTTAGGTAAACAACTGACCGGCGGTGTTCGTCCAGGAACCGTTGCATTGATTTTTCGTATACATCAGCGCCTGCCTTGTTGATCTTACGCCGGTTATTAACCGTGATCTTTTTTTCTAAATCGTTTAAGAAGTCGTCAAAGCCGTGGCTAGTCATTTCGTTAGCCATGATCTACCACCTTCTTAGAACAAGTGATCAAATCGAATCCATCAGGCGGTAAACCATCATCGTAAGTAATGCTTTCGATGGTGTATTCGTCGTTACCCCAGTGAATCAACAAATCACTTGTAATGCGTTTGTCGTGGCGTACAAAGAAGACGGCTGCGTTTTCAATCTTTGCCCCTGCCAGATTCAGCGCTTGTGTTTGGGTTAACGTCCATTTGCCGGCCCATTTTGTAAATTTGATTTTAAAAGCACTTTCTTGTTTGCCTGTATTCGGGTTACGTTTGCCAGTTGGATCATTAGCGCCAAAATCAAGCTTAATGGTCATCCGGGAAGGGTTCAGATTCTTCGCCATCGTCGTCCTCCTTGTCTAGTTTCGCCACTTGGTACCGGTAATCGTCTTTCATTGAGTTAATCAACGAGTACATTACCATCGGTACCTCGTAAGTTTCTTGGGTTGATACCGCTTGACGATTGGTGTACAGGTGCGATACCTCCACCATAACCGCCGTGTCGAAAATATCGTTTTCGTCGAAAAAGGTGTCAATCCGCTCACCCACTTGATTGATTACATCAGCCCGGGCGGTCTTGATTAACAGTTTTAACAGTTCATCATCATCTTGACTATCTAGCCGGAGGGAGTTGCGAACTAATGACAACGTGCCGTCATCAACAGTTGTTTTTAACGCCTTTATTGTCATTTCAATACCTCCTTATTATCCCACAAGCGCTAACAAGTCACTCTTATTTGCACTTGCTTGGTAACTGATGTGGTGAGCGTCAAGGTAATCCTTGATCTGCTGAACCGTTTGGTCATTGGTTGGCTTTACGTTCCCATTTGGATCAAACGTTGATGTTGCTGGAGCGGCACTGCTATTCGTGCTACTATCAGTTGCCGTTGTTGCTACAACAGCGGTTGATCCTGCTTCACTTGAACTTGCCCCGCTTGAACCCGACGACGGGGTACCTGCCCCATCATCGGACGGGGCTAGCTTTTTGCCGCTACTTCAGCAATCCGGAAGGCATTTGCCAGCTTGATTTGGTGGTCAAACCAAGCAGTAACGACAAACTTTTCAATCCCAGTGTCAACGTCCTTGTCTTGCTCGTAGAGGGTATCGATGTCGTAGTTGTAGTGTGAGTAGGAGAAGTCCCCAATCACTGGTAAGGAAGCGGCATCCGTGAAGACAACCGGCTTACCCAGTACAGCGGACGGTTGAGCACCGTAAAGAGTAGCTGAACCGTTAGAAAGCGTCTTGACGATACTCAGATAGTCCTTGTAGGCCATCACGATCGTGGCGTTTTCACGATATGATTCAGGCAGGTCAGCTACGGCTTGTGTGATAGCTTCGTACAGGTCAACCCCAGTAACATGCTTGATGTTAACCGTGGACTTGTCGTAGAAGCTCATGTGAGCTTCAGCGGGCTTTGATACTGGATCAGCGGCAAATGCTACCGAACGTTCCTTAGTAGTCACCCCGTTGCGTAGGCCTTGTTCAATGTATTGGGTAAGGTTAGCGTCGGATCCTAACAGCACCGTTTCAGAAATTCCAACCTTAACCTTGAACTTGTTCCGAGTGAAGGAAACCGTGTCACCCTTGGCTTGCATTTCATTAGCAGTAGCAGTGTCTTGGATAAAGTCAGAATCATCTAACGTGAAAGAAAGCCGCGGGATTTCTAGGTTAGGGATCTGCGTAACCATAGAAATGTCACGGAGTGGGTTAGTTTCTTCTGGTGCGGCAATAATGTTAGTAGAAACCGTCTTTGGTAAGAACTTGGAACCACCAGAAGTGCTGTCATCACCGAGAACTTGGTAAATTTCAGCGCTCACAGCTTGCTTAGCCATCGTGCTACGAACGAGTTGAGCGAAGGCGTGGTTCTTCCGTTCTTCCGGCGACTTTTGAGCTGGTTCCTTTGGGTCTTTGAGCTTTGCTTGTTGCTTAGCCTTTTCTTCCTTGTATTGCTTGTTCAAGGTTTCGTAGCGAACCTGAAGGGCATCAACCTTCTTTTGTTGTGCGCTGATGTCTTCAGTAGTTGAGGAAGGGTCAGCAGCTAATACGCTTAATTGTTCGTTGGCATCCTTCAATGCGGAGCCAATGTTTGATACGTTGGTCTTTAACTCATAAAAGTTCATTCTATGGTTCCTCCATATTTTTTAATTCGATAGTTAAGGTGGTTGCCTTGTCTAAAGCTTGCTTGCGGATTTTATCCCGCCATTCCTTAGCCGGGTCATTAGCTGCCGATTGGGCTAGCCGTTGAGCCAACTGGGTTGGGACGTTACGGAATTGCTTTAAGAAGGCTGAGTCAGCGCACGCCGCCATCTGGTTAGAGTCAATTACTTCGGTTGCTAACCCGTAGTCGACGGCCTCTTGGGCGGTTAACCATGTTTCATCGTCCATCAACTGGTGTAAGGTGTCGGCATCTAACTTGTCACCGGCTTTATCAAGGTAGGTTGTTACACTTAACTCCCCGATCCGGTCTAAGGCGTCCGCTTGCTTGCGTAAGTCATTAGCGTTCCCCATTGCCACGGTCCAAGGATTGTGGATCATCAGCATGGAGTTTGATGGCATAAAAATATTGTCACCGCTCATTGCGATAACGCTTGCGATTGAAGCCGCCAATGCGTCCACATACACGTTGATTTGGGCTGGATTGTTCTTTAACATGTTGTAAATTGCGATTCCTTCAAACACTGAACCGCCCGGACTGTTGATATGCAAATTGATCGTATCAACGTCACCGAGCTGTTTAAGTGAATCTCGGAAACCAGCGGCGGAAGTATCGCTCTCATACCACTCATCGCTCACAATCTCACCATCAATAAACAAGTCAGCTTCATTGCTGCCCGCTTGTTGCTTGATCGTCAGATACTTCGGTAGTTTGTTCATCTTCGTTCTCACCCCCTTTCAGTGGGTTATCCGTGTCAGCGCGCCCTTTGCCAATTTGATCAGAATCGATTGGGTATAGGTCACCAGATAGCCACAATTGATCGGCATTCTTAGCGTCACTTGGTGGCAATTCTTCGAGCTTGCGAAGGTCATTAACACTCGCAATCCCGTTACGGATCATCATTTGGTAGAAGTTAGTACGGGCGGCCGTGTCCCCACGGAGGAGCCCGTTAACGTTGAACTTAAAATAAAAGCCCCTGGCCCGTTGTTCGGGCGTCAGGAGCTTACGATTAAATTCAGCTTCATACTGTTTGACGATTGGCAGTAAGGTCATTTCCACAAATTGGGTCATCACTTGTTCCGCCGTCGTGTTGGAGTGGGAGGATCCCAACTCACTCAAGAACGAGATTGGAACGTTAAAGGCCGTAGCGATGCGGGAGCGGGTAATGGATTCCACAGTTGACAAGTCACTCGGTTGGAAGTTCGTTGCGAACCGGTCATATTCAAACCCTTTTTCCTGCACCACAGCCCCACCGTTATCTTTGATCATCCGGACAAAGTCTTGGATCATCGCTTGCCGTTTCTCTGGCGAAATACTCCGGTCGTACTTGATAATGTAGCTGTCTTTTTTATTCATCTCAGACAACGAAAAATCTTGTACTGACTTTTGGAAGGTCAACGGTCCCTTCAATACATCGAGTGGTGAGATGCCCAGTGTTCCCGTCAACGGTGAAATATGTTTGACGTGAATTAGGTCAGTGCTTACTAGCAAGAAGTGGTGCTCATCGTCGTTGACTTCATACCAGATAGATCCATCATCAATATTCTTTTTTACGATCACGGTACCGGGGTCAATTGGCCATAAGGCAACTGGGGTGCCTAGACGGTCCCGCTCGATAAAAGCGTAAGCATTCCCATCGGTGTTTCGTGATACTTCTAGTTGATTCAATAGGGAGTATGCACTCATTGACGGGTTAGCTTCCGTAGTAAGCAAATCTGTTAGTGGCGTGTTAACTTCTTTGTAGTTGTTATATTCGTGGATTGGGAGGCTTGAGATAGTATTTGCCAAGCGACTAATCACACCAAATATCTCTTCGTTAGTCCGTAAGGCCCCATTGTGGGATCCCCAAAAGTTACTATTTTTCCAATTCATAAAGTCATAGCCTTGTCCAGCCCATTGGTCCGCCTTTTCTTGTGGTTCAGGGCTGAACGCTCGCTTTATGCTTTGCCAAAATCCCATCAGGTTATCACCTCCTTTCCGGGCGGTAGCCTAATTTAGTCACTCGCCTCTATCATTGCTTTGAGGATACATGCCCAGAATCTTAATCCTTCATAGCAAACCCCGGCGATGATCAGGGGTAACCACCCACAGTGAAGTGCCCCAATCGCCTTCAAGGCAAATAAAATTGCTAATAATGTTCCAATCATTGCATTACCTCGCTATCTGAATGATATAAACATGCTAGTTTGCCCGGTACTTTCCGGTTGGACCAACATATCGATAACTGATACGTGGGCATCAAGTGCCGCCGCGAATCCATCGATCTTCCGCGATTTGGAAGTCTTAGTTGGGAGCCAGTTATCATTACGATCTTGTCTTAGTTGTACGTTGTTTAAATACCACTTGAACATGGACTGTTCGTTGAAAAAGACCTTGCCATCAAGCAACAGTTCCTTGAAATTCTGCATCGGCCCGCCTAAGGTGTAGAAGCCCTGACGAACGACTTCAGTTGTAAACCCGGCTTCTTCGAGCTCCTTGTTTAAGCGGAGTGCTTTGGCCGGGTCATAGTTAATCTGTATGATGTTGTACTTGTCGGCTTGTCCTTGGAACCATTCGAGTACGTAGCTATAATCCACGTAGTCACCGGGAACAATAGTAATTTCACCTTGCTTTTCCCATTTACGGATGCGTTCTGGGTTTTTGTCCCGTTCAAAGCGTTTCTCCGGTATCCAGGAATGCTCCAAGATAAAGACACCGCCATCATTGAGTGGAAACTCTAGACAAGCGGAGGTAAAGTCCTCCGTGTCAGATAAATCGTACCCGCCCACACAATCAAGGTCTTTTAAGTCCTCAATTTCAAAGTGACCTCGGTTTTTATCCAGTATTTCAGGCGTGATGAAACTCATCTCGTCCGTTTCGGCGAAAATGTTAAACCGCTTGGTTAACCAGTCAGCATAGTTGGCCGGTACCCGCCGATCGTTTTTAAAGTCATTGATCATGTCGGCTAATTGCATTAACCCAATGTTTGGGTTGGCTTTCACCCACTTAGTTGGATCATCGACTTCCTTTTCATCATCAAGCCGAGCAATGTAATAGAAAGTCCGGTTATTGATATCGGCATCGTAGTTCTTTAACGTATCCGTGGCTTGATCGACCATATCAATTAATGGTCCATCGAGCACGTACCCGGCAGTCGTAATATACACGATCAGAGGTTGAGTACGGGTGCCACGGGAGTTTTTTATAACGTTAATCAACCCGTAGTCTTGGTACTCGTGGATTTCATCAAACACGGCAAAATGGACGTTTTCACCGTCCTTGTTGCTCTTTTCAGCACTCATCGCCGTTATCTTCCCACCGGTCTCTGGATAGCGGATTTCGCTGCGGTTCGGAATGAACCGTTCCTCTAACCACGGTGATTTTGTAATCATCGACCGAGAAGCTTCATACAAGATGCGGGACTGTCGCTGTGAGTTGGCTAAAAAGTAAATGTTGGGCCCGTTTTCGCCGTCAAAGCCAGCCATATAATCAGCTAGCCCCGACTCGAGCTCCGTTTTACCATTCTTACGTCCCACGAAGATTAATGCTTCCCGGAACCGGCGCTTTTTAGTTTTCTTATCAACCCAGCCAAACATGGATCCCACAATGAAGTGTTGCCACGGTTGCATGACCAGGCGTTTGAAGTCCCCTTTGGTGGGGTGGCACTTTTTCTCAATGAATTTGATTGGGCGCCATGCTAGGCGTTCATCGAACTCCCACGGGTAGTTAGGATCCTTTTCGGACCGTTTAATATCCTTTAGGTGCCGTTCACACGCCTGTTTTACCTCAATGCTGGCTTCTATGTTGCCAGAAACTACATCTTCAGCGTAGGCAGTCGTCAATAGTACCGGTGAAGGCTGATCAAGGACGTGGAACTTATCACGCTCAGAATGCAGGTAGGTTTGTGCCCACTCCACAATTCCAGCGTAGTCCATCTCCAGTGGGCTAGTCGTCGAAGTCGTCTTCGCCATCGCTTGCCTCATCGCCCTTCATATTGATTGCCATTGATGCCCGTGCGGTTGGTGTCAGCCCGAGGTTACGGGCTAGTGCATCTAATCGCTGGGATAATTGCATTTTTAACCGGATATCTGGGTTTGGTTTGCCATCGTTATCTCGGCCATGCTTTTTTAACCGCATGTTTGCCGACTTGTATTCCATCAGCAGGTCACAGTAGACAGCTAACTCTGAAATATCCGCTTCGTTAAAAACTTCTGTCTTTTCAAACAGGCCGACAATCCTTTTAAACTCAGTTTTTGCACCTGGGCTCAACCAAGCTGGCGGCTCCATATTCTCGGCAGAAACGGCTAATTTCTGTTCGTTTTTTTGGCGCCGGTATAATTCCTTCTTAGTTTTATTGTTAGGATTGCCTAACATCATCTGAAGCTTTGAATTCATTACTGGTCTCGCCATTTTAAGTCCCTCCCCTCACTTTAAAAATTTGGTTGACATCCGCCGGAGGATGGTGTTAAATAATGGTGAAATGAAAAACGAAAACCGCACCGTCCAAACTGGGCGAGTGCGATTTTTTTGTGGCATAAATAAATTTTCAAAAACGAATTTATCGTGAAGTAGGGCATGGCACCGCTCTAGCGAACGTTCATTCGCTCATTTTTTAGGGTAGGGGGGGCTGCTTTCGCTCAAACTTGCACCCGTTAACGATTGGCAAACCATTATATAGCTCCTGTTGTCGCTTGTGTGCCGTTTTGCCCCCACTTACGTACGGGCCACCGGTTTAGGTCAAACGCTCTTAGCGGGTTTTATACCGTTTTGTCTTGCCCTGCTTACCTTGCTTGCCTGGCTGTCTTGCCTGGTGGTCTTGCATACGGATCCGTCCGGCACTCAGCTACCACACTTCGGGGCTGGCCTTGATCACCTTGACGCCGCGCCGCTTGCTTGCTTTTAGCTTGACTTGTTTCGCCTTGAGCGCTTGTGCCTTCTCCGTGTGCTCGGCGTTATGACAAGCCCGGCAAATCGTTTCTAGGTTGGCCGGATCTAGCTTAAGGTCCGGCACTTGCCTTACGCTTTGCAAGTGGTGCACGGTAGTAGCCGGCGTTAAACGGCCGGCCCGCTTACACACTTGGCACCGGTAGCCATCGCGGGATAGGACTTGCTCTCTAACGGCTTGCCATGCTTGCGAGTGATAAAAGCTATTGTTATCCGTTTGATAGCGTCTAGACACGTCTTACCCCCCCTTGACGGCAAAATAAAAAGCCAGCCGTTAAGCTGACTATATTTAAAGATTAATTACTATACTCGTTATAAGCAAAGTTAAAAAAGCAACAACTGCAGCAATTGTTATTAGTTTTATGAAATACTCCATAATTAATCCCTCAAATATCTTTATAACCGTTCATAGAAGAACCATCTTACAGCATGATAGGTTCCATCAACGTCTAACTCATCGAACAACGCCACCATTAGCACTCTCCCTTGTGATATAATTGATTTGTTTGAATTTATATCTCAAGGGCGTTCTCATGATAGAACGTCTTTTTGTTTGGAGGAACATATGGGTACAATCATTTCTGTCATCTCACTCTTTATTGCCGCTATTTCTGCAATGTTTACTGGACTTAATTTCTATTCAAATAGAGCAGTCCTTATCAAATTTGGCGAAGATGACAATCATCCATTACCTGTAGTAGAAAATGAAATATATGCATATAGTGGAAAGCAAACTGCACCTTTTAATAATGGAATTATGTTTCATTTTCAAATTCTAAATCCATCTCCTAAGGACATTGCTTATTTCAATATGCACTTCGTATCAGATGGTCGTATTGCACAAGTTTGGACAATGAAGTCTTTTGGCTACATGGAAAAAGAGCCAAAAATAATTATGACTGATCCAATCAAAGGGAAAGGTGAGATAAACATTCCTTACTCAACACAGGGTACCTTTAAGGCTCATTCGTTTACTCCAATGTATGTCTTTATGAGTACAGATGAATTTCCATTCCCTCAGAAAGTCAGCTTTCAATTTAATTATTCCGTCCGTCACTTTCCTTTTATTGGTAAGAAAAGTTATTATAAAAAATTTTCCATTAATCTAGATTTAACTAACGTTGAATTAGAAATGAAATCAAAGCAAAAAGTAATGAAGCAGTTGACATCGCCAGTGCAAAAATTGCTAAAGCCAAATCAAACACCTCCTTATAGCAAACGACGCAAACATAATCGCCGTAAGAAATGATATAATTTATTTGAACATGCGTGCCATTATTCGATGGGTTTGAAATTAATACATAACATGCCGTTTTGGTTGACTTTCAATTAAGACCAATTTATTCTATAGGTGTTCAAGGGTTATCCAGTTAATAACCTTTAGGTCGCTGGCAAAAAACAGTGACCCTTTTTACTCGAACAATTACGGTTCACAATTATTTTTATCAGGAGGCTACAAAATGAGTTTAGAAGACAAAACTAAGAACGCCAAAGATAAAGTTAGCGGCAAGGCTAAGGAAGTTGAAGGCAAAGTAACCGGTGACAAAATCCGTGAATCCCAGGGCAAGGCTGAAGGCTTAGTTGGCAAGGCTAAGGATAAGTTAGCTGATGCCAAAGATACGGCTAAAGATGCTATTGACAATCTGAAAGATAAATTTGACAAGTAACATTCTTTGAAGGCGTGATTGCCTTCTTTTTTTTTCCAAAATAAAAAGCCAGCCGTTAAGCTGACGTTTTATTATGAATGCCTTTTAAAATATGGAATTTCTATTTTATTAGATAAGAGTCTTTGGATAACTTTATTATCTAATAAAGCCGCAAAAGTTGGTACAGAATCTTCAGTAACTTCTAATTTATTAGAACTATTCAGCACAGGAATATTTTTAAGCTCAAAGCCAGCGTCTGCATTGTTCTGTATATGGTCTTTTAAAGTATCCAAAACATCTTTAAGCTTCTGTAAATCAATCTGCTTGATTATTCTATTTTTATTATCGTGAAAAGCTGCAAATGTTTTTGTTAAATGATCATCATCATAAATAACTTGTTTTAATTTATCCAAATTACTAAAGGACACTGTTACTTTATCGTCTTTCAACAATTTTATCGGATCACTTGTAGAAGCAAATTTTTCCAACGTTCGATCAACATACTTATGCTGTGTTTCTAATGTTTTAAAAGCTTTATCAAATATAACGGCCTGATATATTTTTGCTTTATATTGCTTTCCTTCATTACTGTCTTTACGTTTGTAAATGCTTGCTAAACAATCCGATACTGGCAAATTAAATCCAGTATCAACTTGTTCAATCTTAACACTATTGCTTTTAGAAGCAGCATTTTTCTTTTTAAGGTCAAGTCCAAAATGTTGGTGTAAATTAAATTCCGCGAATTTATCATTTCACAAGCTTAAGCATACCGGCTTCTTCTGAATTGTCATCTTTTTCAATCCCGTGGTAAACGGT